AGTAAATGTTTGCAGCGTTCGCGTAACTGTTCCGGTTGCTCCGCGATTTGTAATTAATCTGCCTGCAGACTGTTCTGTCCCGTCACTTGTTACAGCAGCAACAAACCGTCTTATGCCATCGGGTCCAGTATTGTTAGCAAGATTTATCGGAGCTCCTAATTGTATACCGTTATTGTCTCCAAAAAATAGCTGTGTGCCATTGCCTGATAATATTCTAATTACGCGATTTTGCGTGCCAGTTCCTGCAGCTTCATGGCCAATATCTAGTCGGTTTGAGCTGTACCGTATAAACCCCCGCTCATAATTGCTCGCGTCCGTGTACGTGTTGTACACCCTGAACGCCTGCGCGTTGACGCCGTTATACATAGCAATAACGTTTGCGGCGTCTCGGCGAAGCCAAGCATCCTGAGACCCACCCATAGTAATGGTGCCGGCATCTGAAGCAGACCAGAAACCGCCACTATTAGCGATGATAAAACTATTAGACGTAACCCGACCATCTTTGCGGACGCTAAACCTACTCGCTCCCCCCACCTGCAGGTCCATCAACAGCGAGCCTGCGGCGGAGGCGGTGTCGGTGACGTCCATCTTGATGGCGGTGAACGTGGTGCCCGAGGCGTTCCAGGTCGCGGTCAGGTTACTTAACGGTGCGGTGGCCATGGCTTACCCCAGAACTACAGTTTGATCGCTATCGGTGACGACATATGCGCCGGCGTCGGTCACCACCTCGGTGAGCAGCGTGGTGCCGCCGCTGACTGCAGCGCCGATCGCACCACGCTTGATCCAGAGCTGCAGGATACTCATGGCTGGATCACCAGTATCAGCGCGCGCTCAGCCGCCTGATTGACCGCGGAACCCGCCGTGCCGGAGCGGACCTTGATCCATCGGCAGCCGACCCAGTCGCCGATATTCAGCATTGAGTAGTAGCTCGCACCAACCACAACCGCACGCTCCGTCGCGCCGTCATAGACGTTGTAATACGTCACGCCATCGGGAGACGCCTGGAACGTCAGCGACGCAGCCGTCCAGCTCGCCGGCATGACGATACCGACAAGTTTGCGCCCGCCGAGATCCACAGCACCGGACAGGCTTGCGCCGTTCGCGATCGTGGCGGTGAGCCTCTCCAGTCCTTCGGAAATAACGGGCGCACCCATGTCACTTACCCTTCTTCTTAGCGGCTTTCTTCGGCGGCATCGCCTTGGCAGGCTTGGCTCCGTACGGTTTCATGCTCGGCATGTCTCTCTCCTATGATACCCGGTTGACTGTGAGGATCACCGACGGCGTGACCGGGCGCGCCGGGGTTGTCTGGGCTGCGATCTGCTGGATGCTGACGTCCGTGGAGGGCGTCGACCACATCAGCTGGACGTAATCATTGGCCTTGAGCCTGACAAACAAATTCCAGGCGGCGACCTGCTGCCCGTCGCCGTTGGCGTGGCTCTTCGGCACGGTGATCTGCGTATTGCTGTTGGCGACGGCGGTTCCGTTCTTCGCCAGCCAGATAGACACATTGCGCTCCGCGTTGCCGCTGTTCACCAGCTGCGCGCTGAAGGCGAGATTGTAAACGCCGGAAGCGTCGACAGTTATCCGGGTCGTGTCGACAATGGTGATGCCGTGATCGTTGATCTCGACGACCTCAAACTCCATGGGCGTCGCTTCGTTTGCGCTTGCCGTCTGATCGACCAAACTCGAAAACGCGCCGAACCATTGAGCGACAAGGTAGGTCTCGTAACCATCAGGCGCACGCACGCCGACAATCCGCTCACTGTTATCAGCGAGCAGCCAGGGCCATGCGGATCCGGAAGCGCGGGCCATTACACCTCCACCCCGCTGGGGGCCTGATAGCCGCTGAACAGGTTGAGGATGTCGGTTGCAGCATTGCGCTGATCTGTCTTGACCGTGCCGAGCTTCTGTGCGGCCGCGGCCTGACGCTCTGCGCTCTCAAGCTGGGCCGCCTGCTGCTGTGCCTGAGCCCGTTGCTGGCGCACAATCGCCACGTCCTCACTGGCGACGATCAGGTCAGGGTCCACGCCCAGCATGTCGCCATAGGCGTCAGCCCATTTGTCGCTGTCGAACTTATCCAAGACATCGGGCTTCATTTGGGCGATGAGCCCCATCGACCCGACATAGCGGTCAATGCTGTTGACCCCGACCGCACGCTGCGCCTGGGCAAGCATCGACACAAACTCCACGTCCAGCTCCATGCCCTGCAGCTCCTCGGGCGCCGGAGGCAGGATGTTGGCGGCCAGCATCTTGGCAAATGTCTCGTCGATCAGGGGCTTCAGCAGCTCATTGTGCAGCCGCTCAAGCACGGGACCGAGCATCAGAAGCTTCTCTTCGTGCCGCTCCGCCACCTCGGTCGCCGTCATCCGCCCGCCTGCGGGCTGCTGCGCGAGCATGAGGAACAGGTCAGCGTAAAACGAACGGTTGATGCGCGAACGCACGTCCTGAATGTCAATGAGCAGGTGTTCGAGGTTCAGGCTGACGTTAAACAGCGTGGCCACGGCGTTGTTCGTACCGGGCGCGTCCACGTAAGTTACACCGCCAGGCAGGTAATCAACGTCGCGCCCCTTCATGCTGGCCGGCACCTGCAGAGGCGGCTTGGTCATGTAATCAATCCCGTTGGCCTTGCGAAGCTGCTCATGCTGCAGCTGCTTGATATCGCCCAAGGCTTCCATGCCCGGCGAAGATCCGTAGATATCGCCGCCCATCTTATGCCAACGCGGGCATAGACCCGGGAAGCGGTCGAACCCGCTTTCGCGCAGGAACTTGTTGTTAGCGCCATCCGATCCGGGCTCGAAGTAAACAGACCGCCACGGCTTGTTGCGGCCGTCCTTCATGCGCGGATCGCGGTCAACGCGCGGCTCGATCGCATGAATGATCGGCACCCATGCGTCGAGGTTGCCCGAGTTGTGCAGGCTCTGGACCGTGCGGCTGCAGGCGTCGTACCCGAACTCCCCGACCATCTCGCCAACGGTCTTCTCGAACTCGCGATAAATCGTATTGACATTGCCGCGGTAGTCAGCCGCCAGGGCGAACTCGCCGATCGGGCTCTGGTAGTGGTGGATCACGCTGTTGTAATCGTCCAGCATGATGGCAGAGGACGTGCCGTAGCAGGCCAGCTCTTCGTAAACTGAGTGCAGCGTGAGGTAGGTATTGGAGCGGGTAAACACGTTCAGCATGCGCTGTTGCACATCGCTGAGCCATTCCTTGACCGGGCCATAGTCCATCATGTCTTCGTCCGGCAGGGCCAACCGGAACCATGGGCGAGCCGGCGAAGTCATGCCACTCATCATGCCTGCGGACAGCACGCGCAGGGCTCCGGTTGCTGTGTTGTCGAAGATGGCGTTGTGCTTTTTCGTTCCTTTATTGCGGTCGGATTTGTAGAAGCGCGCCGAGCGCGGCATGAGGTAGTCAGACAGCTCGCGCCAATGGCTGATCCAGCTGGCCCGCTCCGTCTGGAGGCTGACCCAGCGGGACTGATACTGGCTGCGCTGCTTGACGATATCGACCATCAGGACCCCAACAGCGATGTGCGGCCAAGCATGCCGCCGGTTGCCGGGGCTCCGCCCGTGCCGGTGAGGAAGGTCCCGCCAATCCCGCCGCCACCGGCTGCGCGATTAGCCGTCATCATAGCGGCGACATTGGGGCGCTTCTGGTTGGCGCGATTGAACTCGCGCTCGGACTGGCGCTGCGCGGCCTCGGCCTGTGTTGCAGCGGCGCGGGCTGCTGTCTTCTGCCGCCGTGCTGCCTGGTTGCCGGAGTAGATGCTGCTGGCCGTGCTGGCCGTGGTGGCGATTGCAAGCCATGTGACGGGGTCGGCCATCAGATCATCCTCGCATAGCAGACCTGCCGCACGTCATAGCCCATACGGGGCAGAATGCCGGACAGGTTGGTTTCAGGCTTGGCGTGCCAGATGACCATGTGAGCGCCACGCTCCTTCGCCATGCGCTCTGTCTCGCGCATCAGACGCAGCCCGGTCGCCCCCTGCCGCTTGTCCTCGCGCAGGTACAGTATGTCGTTCTGGCAGATCGTCACGTTGGCGTGATGCAGGTTGTGCGTAATCAGGTTGACGGAATAGCCGACAATCTCATCGCCCTCGAACGCCCCGAGGGACAGGAGCGCGCCGCGGCCCTCAAGCATGCAGTAGGCATCAAGATCGGGCGCGAGCAACATGTCCTGCGCGATCTCCTCACAGTGCGCCTCAAAGAGAGACCACGCCTGGTCAATCCATTCGGTGACCTGAATTTCGCGTATTGCAGGCATTCTCATACCAGATCAAGGGGATTGTACTCGTTGCTTTTCTTTTTATGCGTCTCGAAGAAGCGATCGCGCTCGGACTTGGGCGCCACGGGCGAGGAGAAAGTGAGCGCCAAAGCATCGCCGAGGTCAGGCGAAGGCAGACCGCGGGCCTTCAGCTCGTCCTTGCTTTCAAGGACTTTCTTGCCCGCCAGGTTGTAGCTGTAGACCGGCGCAGCGAGGTCCTGCTTGAGGGAAACGTCATCGGGTATCGCCCCGCCAAGGCGTATCCAGTCAGCCATGGCGCACCAGATCTCGGTGCGCTTGTTGAGATACTGGTCGTCAAGCGGCTTGCCCCCGAAAGGCACCTCGGTCACGGAATGCCGCAGCTGGCGCAGGCGGTCGATGACCCCCGACCCCGCGCCGGCATCGACGAACACGGCGTCCGGCTTCCACTCCTCGATCTTAGCCGCGACCCGCGCCGCCAGGTCCATGTTATCCACGCCCCGCAGGACGATCGGGGGAAGCGCTACCAGTCCCTGCCGCGGGAAGATCACGCTCCGGTCGTCCCCAAACCGCGCAGGGTCAACGCCAAGTATGCGCGGCGCGTAGTGATAGTCAGTCACCTTGTAATGCCTGCGAGCGGCTTCCTGCACGTCGGACAGGGATATCAGCTGATCGTCGCCGGCCGCGGAGAAGTCGCACAGATACTCGCGGCTGAAGCTGGCCTCATGCATATCCCGGCGCAGGCGCTCGACCTCAGACGGGTCAAGGCTGCCAGTGTCATACACCGTGAAGCGCGCCGAATACCAGTCAGGCAAGGTCTGCGCGCGGAAAAACAGCTCGGAAAACAGGTTGATGCCCGCCGGTGTCCCAATGAACAGCGCCCAGCCTTTGCGGTCGGACAGCGCGGGCTGGATGATGTCCTGCCACACCTCGGGTTTTATCTGCGCGACCTCATCGATCACGCATCCGTCAAGCCTGACGCCACGCAGGGCGTCCGGGTTGTCCCCGCCGAATAGGCGGATCACAGCATTGTTGTGCTTGAACTTAACCGACAGATCGCTCTCATTCACCGTCATGGCGTCATGCATCATCAGGGGCGCCAAACGCTGCTTCAGACGCGCCCAGGCGATGGTTTTGGCCTGCTTCAGGAAGGGAGCGACATAGACAAAATAGGGTAGCTCAGCGCGCGACTGGAGCGCCGCGTGGATCAGCTCCATCAGGGACATTTCGGTCTTGCCGGCCCTTCGGTGGAGCGCCAGC